GAGTCTAAGGTAACTCTTAGGCTCCTCGTTTTTTTTTTGGAGATTTTAGAATGACGGATACATCACGCACAGTTAGTGATTTAACCACCAACTTGTTTCAGGACGGTCAGGCAGCAGGTTCAATCACACCTCAAGACTTGCGTGACCTTATTGAAACTTGTCAGACGAAACAAGGAAGCATGTACGTTTCTTCTGCTGCAAGTACAACTATAAGTGTAGGTGGAACTTATGTTGAGGGAACGGCTGGAACATGGACTCTTAGCACAGCTCCTGCAGCAAATGAGTTTGATGAGAATACTGATGGTAGACTAAGATATACTGGTACACCTACAATTAACTGTCTATTTTTAGCTACAGCTTCATTAGAAATTGATACTGCTGCTGTTGATAAAGAGTTTGGATTAGCTATACATAAGAATGGTACGCTAATTACAGGAACAAAAGTAGTAGGATTCTCTCCTGCAACCACAGTTAATTCGGTTAATCTTACTACATTTGGATATGCTTCAATGGCTACTAATGATTATATTTCTATCTTTGTTGCTAATATAGATGGCACTGATAATTTAACTATTAGAAACGCTCAAGTAATGGGCATGGGATTGACTACTTAAAATGTCACATTTTTCTACAGTACCCATAACTGAACTAGAAGCAGTTAATATGCTTCTGGCTGCAGTAGGTGAATCGGCTGTTTCAAGTCTAGAAACAGCTACTACTGTAGATGTAACTCAAGCTAAAAACCTGTTATCTAATATCAGTAGAGAAGTACAGCAGAAAGGCTGGCACTTTAATACTGAGTGGGATGTAGTTTTATCGTTAGACTCTAATAATCGTATCCCATTGGGGAACTCAATTTTATCTGTATATTCTTCTTCTAAATTAACTACAATTAGAGGAAGATCGGGTTCTCCATTCTTGTATGATCTGGATAATAATACCTTTACTTGGACTACATCTATTAATGATGCTGTTACTATTACCCTATTAGATTTTGAAGATATACCTCAAACTGCAAGACAGTATATTACTGCAAAAGCATCTAGAATATTCCAAGAGGAAATTATAGGACAAG